AACAGAAAAACCTCTTCGGACATTTCTGTTCCGAGGTCTTTGATAGCTTTCCTCTCCTCCATGTCCTTTCTGACAACAGAAAGATTTGTCCTGTAAACATCTTCGTTAACTTGTCCAGTCTGAGGGTCAAAAACGTCAATTCCTCGATTCTGCATCTCGGAAATCATTTCAGCTCTAGTCTTTTCGAACTGTTCGCGAGCCTTGATGATTTTTGCTCGCGGAGAATACTGCTGAAGACCCTGATAGACTCTATTCTCCTCCTGATTAAAAACCTTTGACCTGAAGCGAGGAAGCGCAGGCATTGGAGACTTCAACTCAGGATCGTTGAAATAGGTTCCAACTTCCTCGTTGAACTTTTGGAACGTGTCGTACTCCGCAGCTTGAGCCTCCTGCTCCGCCAACGCCTGAGCATAAGCGTTCGACTGGATCTTGTTCTGAAGATCGAACTGCCGCTGACGCATTACCTGTTCAGCAGCGTTCATCTGCATCTGCTCCATCATACGAGCCTGCGTCTGTGCGCGGTCGAACAGCGATGCGCCTAGCTGAAATGCTTGAAGAGATTGGTCGGCCATAAGATTAGCGTCCGTAGATTGAAGAGCCGTACTCTGGGAACAAGCTCGTTGAAGTCGGCCCTAGCTCGGAAGTGTTCGTGGCGGGAATCGCGTAAAGCTCAGGATCATTCATCGGATTGTACGAAGGCGACGGCCCACGTTGGCCAGCCATCAACCCCTGATACATCCCATACTGCGACAGCGCGCCACCAACAGTCCCTCCAAAGTTCGTGAACGCAGTCTGAGCCGCCTGCTGCATCGGAGAAGGAGCGGCAGCAACCTGAGCGGCAGTCAAGTCACGACCGTACATTCTGGCCTGCTGTTCCTGAATCGCCCCAATACGCTGCGCTGGCGTGATGAACATGCTGCTCACCGAGAACGGCTGAACCATGCCGAACGCTCTCTGCTGCTGGATGAAGTTCTGCGCCTGAGCAAGACCTTGATTCTGAATCTGCATGCCGGTCAGACCTAAATCGCGAGCGGTCAGCGCACGGCCAAATCCAGATCCTGCGCCGAATCCACCAGACAAAGCGCGTCCAGCGGTAGAACGCTGAACCTGAGCGGAAACTTCAGGCGAGATTTCGCCGCGAAGAGAAGCGGCAATGTTCTGCCCAGCCTGAGAAACAAGCTGGTCATAACCAGGAATCGCACGACGAAGCTGTGTCTCAAGCTGAGACTGTTCAGCGGCGGTCGTCTTTCTGGCCAACTCGGTAGCAGGCTCAAGCGACGCGATGTTCTGCTGAATCGCCTGCTGCTGCTCCTTGGCGAAATCAATCGGCTTCAGCTCAGGAACCTTCGGCTTCTTTCCACCGAACAGCCCACCAAACAAACTTCCAAGGCCGGAGATTGCCGCTCCGCCCAAAATTGCCGTTCCCGGGTCGATCATAAATTATCCTTTTGGTTCAGAACCATTGCGAGAATCCACCGCCATTTAATCCTACACCGACCATGCGTATCGTCGCGACAGCATCGCCTAGGTACTGCATCGTCTGCTCCTGCACAGCTTGAACCGCTTTAGCTTCGTAGGCCACTGCTTCCTGAATCAAATCGTTCTCCTCCTTGCGAATCGCCATGACCATCAGCTTGATGGCATCAGGACACGGAGGAATGAGGTAGTCGTTAACGCTCGTCGCGTTGATATGGCGCATCTTTGCCATGACCGTCACCGGCTTATCCTCGTCGTTGTGGCAGCGGTCGGTCAGTAGGCTCCGACGGTACTGCGGCAAAGTTTCATCAGGGTCGTAAACTGCCAGATCGAGTTCGGACAACGCAGTCGCATCGTACTCGTACAAACGGCTCGCGGTGTTCGTCGCCTCGCGAATTACTCCGGTAAGCTGAGTAAATTTCTTGGTGGACTGAACGTAGGGCAAAGCGAGCGTCAGCTTCTCTCCGTCAATCCATGCGCCACCGGACTGCGTTCGAATCCACTGACCGTTCTGATCGACTCCTTGCAGGGTGATGGTCTTGCCGACATCCGAAGCGTCACCAGGGTAGACTCGAATGTAGCTGTTAAGGCCACCAGACATGTCGCGGTAAGAGACGACAGTGCCACGGTCAATAAGCTGCTTGCCGACGCAAGCTTCTCCTGAGTTGAGCAGTCCATAGCCGGTTTCCTGAAACTCGAACCATTGATTGCGAACCGTTCCGACTCCGCAGCAATCGGCTACAGCTTCGATGGTTTCGATCTGACGCGGCCAAGTGATGCATCCGCCGACCGTATGAATCGTGAATCGCCCATACGCACCAGCCCACAACCCCTTGTGCAGAAGCCTTCGACACGCTTGATTGATGTAGTCGTAAACGCGCTGATCATCGACACATACGCCGATGACCCGAGCGATAGTTGAGCGAATGTCCTGAACGATCAGCTTCATTTGGTGTAGTAGACTCGGGCGGTTCGCTTGATGAAGTAAACACCGTAAAACGGCGGCAGGTTGTTGTGGGCCGCTCCACCCCCAGTGGATGAAGTGGCAACATTTGCGGTGGTGCCGTACTGGACGCCATTGGCTCCGCCATTATTTGCATCCGCAGTGACAAGCGGGAAGAAATTGTGAGTGTGAGCAGGTATCTCAGGAACCGTCAGCGTGTGTTGATCCTCTCCAGCGATAGCGGTTGACGTAGTAGTTCCGCCAACCGTGACAACACCACTCGCCGCAAAAGTTCCGGCACCGACCGGGAAGCGAGCCTGAAAATTCGTATCAACCTCCCACATCGCTCCGGTGTAATTGGTAGGAGGGTTAGAAGTTCCATCGCCACCATCGTACGAAAGCAAGTCGTTGGTGGTGCCAATGAAGATCCGACGCTCGGAACTGGTTATGGAAACCGGATGCTTTCGATTCCAATACCCACCGTTAAAGACCCACCAATTACCATCTTCATCTAGCCACGGATAAACCTGATTGTTCAGCGCAGGCGTCGAAGATCCAAAGTTGAAGAACGAGTTTCCAATCGAGCTGTTGAACGTCGCCTGGGTGCCGCTGATGATATCGTTGGCCAACGTCTGGTAATTCAGCGGACAATATCCAACCGGCAGACTCGGCGGAGTAAGAGTGATGAGCGTAAGGTTTGGCATAATTGTTAGGCTATTCTGACGTATAGGTCAGCGGGTTGATATCGCAGACATCAAGCGGTGTGCAGGCAGGGAAGACCGTCCGGCACTCTCCAACACTCGACTCCTGAATGTCGTAGGCGTGAACCCGAAGACTCTTGATCCGGCAATACCCGATGATGTTCATCATAACCTGAACCTCGTAAAGATTCCGAGCGGGGGTGCTGATCGTCGCGTTGCACGGCGCATCCGATGGAGTCGGGAAACGCATCTTAGGCCGGTACTGCGGCTTGAAGTTCGTAATCGGACAAAGATCAAAGCACTGCGTAACAGTCGCGCATTCGGCGAAGTCAATCCACTCGATCCAACCGGGATACTGGTCGGGTCGATAGGTGACATTGAACGAGACATCGCCTTCCAACCTGTCGATGAACAAGTCGCCGGAATCGAGCCGCTTCAGGCCGAACGGAACCTCGAAGTTGTAGGCGCGGGTCTGCACTTGCCACTCGATTTCCTTCTTGGGAATCTCGCTCAAGTTCATGTCGAACTTCTCGGACTTGGTGATTTCCCAAATCTGAATCGAGTTGTCCGATCCGCGAGCGATTGCGAAGCAGTTGTCCCCGTAAGCGTTCTCGGTCTTGACGAGCTGCAAGATGTTCAGGCCGGTCCAGATGCCAGCCCATGCTGGAGGAGCTTTCTTCCGCATCGAGGTGACAAGCTCCATATCCAGAACAGATATGGCCTTATGAATCACACCCTCTGAATTGAAGCGAGGCTGAGAAGTCATCAGCACCCGATTGTCGAAGACGACGGCTGAACTGGCCCACAAGAGACTCGACTGATCGTTCTCAACGATGGGCGTCATCTCCCCGCTGATAGGCGTGTTGCCCCAATCACTGAACGACCGGCGAGCGATAATGAATGAGCGGATGCCGTCGATAGCTCGGTAAAAGACATCGCCATTGACTGTGATGGCCGACCGTGCGCCCAACGCACCGCTGGTCAGCAAGCTGATAGCCTGAATCGGATAGTTCAGGTTCTTCCAGACATCGCGGTCTACAGGGGCTTGGACGCTGAAAACATATCGAGGCGTGAAGACAAGAAGCGGTCCTTGACCAAGCGACGTATCTGGGTCGCCGGGGACGGCCATCGCTGTGATGCCTCCTGAATCTGACGGAACCGAAAAGTCTCCGCCTTCATTGAGGAAGGTGTTCTCGGTTTCTTTGAGAACACTGGCTCGCGTACCGTCTCCATAAACAATGTCGGTAGCTCGGAATGAAAATCCGTTCGGAAGCGCGTACCAGATACGGCCATTGACGTAGGCCATAACTCTGCCGGTCTTAATCTCGTCGTCCTTATCTCGGCGCAGGCTTGTCCCGTTGAAGATCAGCGGCTTGCTAAACCCGTCCTGAATGACGACGAAGTTCTCCGCCTGAACCATCCAGCCATCGAGCAGGTTGGAAGGATTCTCTAGGTCGGGAGAGGTTGTGAGGTTCTGAGCGTTATTTTGAGCGCAGTTGTAAAGCCACACTTTACCACTGATCATCAGCAGGATGAACGTGCGCCCATCGTCTGAGATATAGGGTAGAGCGCATTGGAACGTGCCGGTTAGACCCTGAGGACCGTAGCACTCCTCCGACCAACCATCCGCCGTCACGTTCGTTTGGTCAGCGGTAATCTCGGCGTTATCAGCGGTGACTGTGACACAGAGGTCGTAGTCCTTCTGAATAAAACCGGGGCGAGGCGATATGAAACCCTCGCGGAAGTTGGCATTGACGGCGAACGCAACCTGATTCTTGTCCACCTCAGAAGGCATCACGCCAGCATCAATGCCACCATCGAAGGTGACAGATCCGTCCGTGTACCTGCGTGGTGCGCGTTCGCTCATGGTTTAAGCCTGAATCCGCTGGATGGAGAAGGAAGAGTTAGCTCCGACTGTTCCGCCAGATCCAAAAGACGTAACAACAAGCTCGTAATAATCACCGGCAACAGCTTGATCTATGTATTGAAGAAAAAACGGCCCAATCGCAACCGGAGAAATTGTTGCCGTTTCGCTTAATGGAAGAAGAGTTGTTGATCCGTTTTTTCTAATTGAAGCGTTGGCATAACTTCCAGCAGCAGGTGTAAAAATAAACAAAGCGTCTAACCTGTAGTATCCAGCGTAAGGAACAACAAACCTTCCGTTTACAGAATTAAATCCAGAGGCAGTATCAATTCCGGTATAGTTTGTACTTGGATAATTTGTACTGCTAAAAATGTTTTGATTTACAGGTGATGGGTTAACAAATGGAAGCGTTCCAGAATCAACCCTGCGCGTAAACGTGACGTAGCTAAACGCAGGTCCAGCCGTCGATGCGATTGAAATGGTTCCAGCTCCCGGCGTAATCGTAATGCCAGACCCTTGAGTCAAGCTGGCCACCGTGTATCCGGTTCCATTGCCGATCAGAATCTGACCATTAGACGGAACGGTCGTAACATTCGTCCCACCCTTGGCAATCGGCAACGTACCGCTGATGTCGCCAACCGGCACCGTCGCAGCCGTCGAGACGACGCCAGCACCGCCAGATCCGGCGGTCTTCATGTAACCGGCGGCAAGCGAATCGAGGGCAGTCTCGTTCGTTAGAGTTCCATCTGCTGTTCGGCAAATGTAGGAAGCTCCAACCGGCGCACCACCCGAAACACCCGCAGCACCTGTAGGACCAATCGCTCCAGCTAGCGTGATGAGCGAACCGGGAGGAATCAGCGTAGTCGGAATCGCATTGGCAATGCCGAGAACACCGGGAGCAGGGTTTTGAAGCGTTAGCTGCAAGCCGTCAACCGACAGAACCTGCATGTACCCAAGACCCTGAATCGAAACGAAGAACTGTCCGGCGACTGATTCGGGCAGAAACTCGGTATTATCGACGAAAACAAGAACGCTCGAACCAAGCGCAGGAACAAAAAACGCAGCCGTTGTGTAGGTGAACGAATCAATTCCGTTCGTGCCATTGGTGCCGTTTGTACCCGCTGCTCCTTGAGGACCGGGGATATTCACGACTACCGGCTCGGAGTCGCAAGGCTGGCAACAGCCGGATGAAGAAACAAGTTGCGACGGCATATTTTTCCTTTCGCACAACCTCAAGTCCAACGACAACTAATGCAAGGCCAAACTATGGCAGAGCAAGTGTCTGAGAATCCACTGATCGACCACAAGTACGGAATACGTTCTCCCGTCAAGATTCCCGATCTTGAACTGGAGCTGTACGCTTTCCGCAATCGACTCCAACCAAACGAGGGTGGACTAGGCACTTTCGAACATTTTCAGAATGCGACGAAAATGCTCTGGCCGAAGATGAGCTGGAACCCGTGGCTTGAAGCTCAAGTCGAAAGCCTCTGTGAACATGACTACGTTGGATGGGCGGGATGCGGAGCGAGCGGAAAGACCTTCGGCGCAACGCTTTTCGCGACAGTCTGGTGGTTGGCCAACCCTGCCAAGTCAACGGTTGTCCTGACATCGACGACCGCGAAAATGATCCGAAAGCGTATGTGGGCTAATCTTCAGGATCTTGTTCGGAAATCGCGAGGATTCCCCGGTAACATGGTCGATTCGAAGATGGCGTTACAGGCTGTCAAAGGTGACGACCGCCATTCCATTTCAGCTATCGCCGTCGCCGAAGGTAACACCTCGAAGGCGGTGGCCAACATTCAGGGTATCCATGCGGAACGCGTGATGGTCATCATCGACGAAGCGACAGATACGCCTGAAGCGGCGTTCGAGGCTTGTACAAACCTCTCCAAGGGTTGCCGCGAGTTCAAGATGCTGGTCATCGGGAATCCGGCATCAAAGTTCGATCCGCACGGCAGATTCTGCACACCGGCAAAAGGGTGGCGCAGCGTCACGATTGAAGATCAGCATTGGCTGACGGAACGCGGTATGTGCCGACGTTTCGACGGCATGAAGTCGCCGAACATCACCGAGGGGCGAACGAAGTACCCATATCTCATCACTCAAGATCAGGTCTTGTCGGCAATGCGCCATGAGGGCGAGCAGAGTCCTACGTTCTGGAAGTACACACGCGGATTCTGGAGTCCTGACGGCATGGTCAAGACAGTGCTGTCCGAGTCGCTTATCGAAACGCACACACCTACAAAAAATTTGGTGTTTACTACAAACGTCCAAATTGTTGCCGGTCTTGATCCGGGTTTTGGCGGCGATAGATGCGTCCTTCGCTTTGCCAAGGTTGGCACCGCTAACGACAAGCTGAGCATTCTCTTTCAGGACATCATCCAGATATCGCCCAACGCACAGCTCACCGAGCCGGTCCATTACCAGATAGCCAATCGAGTTAAAGAGGAATGCAACAAGCGCGGTGTTCCACCCGATAAGTTCGCTCTCGATTCAAGCGGTGAGGGTGGCGGTCTTGCGGACATTCTGACTCGCGAATGGGGTGTGGTTCATCGCGTCGAGTTCGGCGGCTCTCCATCGACCATTCCGGTCAGCGACGAGGATAGTAGGCCATGCAATGAGGCTTACGACCGCAAGGTGACGGAACTCTGGTTCTCGATGCGTAAATGGGTTGTCGAGGAACGGGTCGGCGGCATGGACATCGAGACGTTGCAGGAGTTCTGTGCGCGAATGTTCGACGATGGGAAGCGTAAGATATCCGTCGAATCGAAGACTGTGATGAAGCAAAGGACTGGTAAATCTCCTGACTTGGCCGACGCTGCTGTAGTCTTGCTTGATCTGGTGCGTAAAACCGCCTCCTTTGAACCGCGAGCAACAAAAGCTGACAAGGTATGGGAAAAGCTGGTGAGGGACGCAGACTCCATTTACTACGACGGGGACGTATGAGCGGCTACAAGATTCTCAATGAACACAATGTAATCCCTGGCGGATGGAACTACCGCGTTCCTGAAACCGGAATCGAGATACCGGCTGGTTCATTGCCACAGCTCCGCGAGTTCGTCCGAAACCATTACGCCGCCAACGCGGTAAAAGTTCCAGACAACCTCGACATCTTAATCACCGAGTATCAGTGCCGTAACGGTGCTGATTGTTCCTACGATGAAGTTGAGATTCCTAAGCCAAAAGGTTTGAAATCTCTTCAGATCGGAGACGTTATCCGCTTCAGCATGAGCCTGATTCATGGGCTGACCGTTGGCGGCGGTAAGGTGGATCAGGCGGAAGCGATTCGAAGGGCGAGCATTTGCGCCGGATGTCAGTTCAACCGGAAACCGCTTGGATGCACCGGATGTAACGCTCGCGTCCTCAAGGAAGCTGTTAGAACGCTTTCTCAACACGGAACAACGCCACTAGACGACCAGCTTCAAAGCTGTGAATTTTGTGGTTGCTTCATTAGAAGCATGGTGTGGTTTCCCATTGAAACACTCCATAAATTTACGGACGCTACAGAGAACGCAAACTTGCCAGCTCACTGCTGGAAAAAACGACCATGTACGGAAACCTAGCCCAACTGCCGCTCGAAACCATAAACGAGGAGGGTAAAGCTCCCGAAACTCGTATTGCCGACGCGGCATCGGCTCGCGAGATATTCCAAAAGCTCATCATGGCCGACGAGCTGCGGAATAGCACCCGCGCAAAGCTCCGTGGTCTTGTTGACGGCAATCCTCCGTACAATCCGGCGGAGTTGCGACGAAACAACCAAGCGTTCCGTACCAACGTCAACTTCCGCGAGTCGGAAGCATTCCTCACGTTGGCCATGTCAGCCTTCTACGATGTGTTCGCCGAGGTTCCGACCTACGCGACAATTCGTACCGCTTACGGCAATGACATGGATAAGCGGGAGGAGTGGTCGAAGATCATCACCGAGGAGTTCGACCGTCTCCAGAAGCTGGACAAGGACTTCGACTACATCATGCAGCTCTCGCAGCGTGAGATGGTCCTCATTGGAAATGGTCCGCTAATCTTCGAAGACAGCTCCAACTGGCGGTGCAAAGCCATCATGGCGACGGATCTTCTCGTCCCCGATG